ATCCGGCGTGGGTAGGACTGCCTCTGGTATCTCCATGCTTATGGGTGCGGCTGCGGGGGGCATTAAAACGGTAATCAAGAATGTAGACGACTACCTACTACGCCCACTAGGTGAAGGTCTATTCCGCTTTAATATGCAGTTTGACTTTGATAAAGAGATTAAAGGCGACCTAGAAGTTAAGGCACGTGGAACAGAAAGTCTTATGGCTAATGAAGTACGTAGTCAGAGATTGATGCAGTTCCTTCAGATTGCAAGTAATCCAGCACTTGCACCTTTTGCTAAGTTCCAATATGTAATCAGTGAGATTGCAAAATCAATGGACTTAGACCCCGACAAAGTTACCAACAACATGAGTGAAGCTGCTTTACAAGCTGAGTTGATGAAAGAGTTCCAAGCACCAGCGGGACCACCACAGCAAGGTATGGCAGACGGTAATGCAATGGACCCTACTGGTGCAGGTGGGGGTAATGTAGGAACAGGACAAGTACCAGTTCCGGGTGAACAAGGATTTAGTGCAAATGGACAGACAGCAGACAATCAGCCGCCTCAAGCCGCTGGTCAGCAACAACCGCCAATGGGAAGCGTTCAGTAACTATCTGGACCTAGCTATTGAGCAACATCATAAAGTGCTTGAGCAGTCTGACGATGCAGTATTAATGCACAGACAGCAGGGTGCTATCATGGCACTGCGTAAACTTAAAATGCTACAGGATGAGGTAGGACAATGAAAGAACAAATGAGCATGTTTGAAGACGGTGGCTTATTGGACGAAGGTGGTTCAATAGACCCTGTATCAGGCAATGACGTTCCACCCGGTTCTACACAAGAAGAAGTAAGAGATGATATTCCTGCACAGTTAAGTGAAGGGGAGTTTGTATTTCCTGCAGACGTAGTTCGTTTTATAGGTCTAGGTAATCTTATGCAGATACGTCAACAAGCTAAGATGGGACTTAAACAAATGGAAGCTATGGGTCAGATGGGCAATAGCGATGAAGCTACTATACCAGATGACTTACCGTTTGATATTAATGACCTTGACATGGAAGACGATGGTGTGGTAGAATTTGCTGAAGGTGGTTTAGCAGGTCCGAATAGCAATACAGGTGTTTACTTTAATCCTGCTTTACCACAACAGCAAACTGGTTATGTTTCAGCGGCACCTGTTCAAGCAGCTTCTTCAACCTATCAAGCACCACAACAATACGTAACGCCTACTGTACAGCAAGCAGTACCAGAGTTTCAATCTTTTATTCAACCTACAGAAGGTATGAAACCAGAAGTTAGAAGTTATACAAACTCTGCAACAGGTGAAGTAATACAAATTACATTTATAAATAATCAACCTACAACACCTATACCAGACGGGTATGTACCTACATCTGAGTATATAAAGCCTGAGTCTGCTAAGACTGAAGCAGTTACATCAGGTACTACAAGTGTAGACCGTATATCAGATGATAGAGATTCCGTTGCAAGGCAAGCCGAAGAAAATGCATATGGACCCGGTGGTGGTAGATTAGGTGTTGCGGGTAATGTGTATGGTGTTAGTTTTGATAATATGGGCGGTCTACCCGGTGTAACTGGTACAGCTATGACTGCACTAGGGCTGGCTACAGGTAAACCTATTCCAGCAGAGGCTGTAGTAACTCTTCAAAGACCTGATACAGGACTTCCAAATGGCATAGATAAATTTAGTGTAACAGGTAATGCCTATAATAATTTTAAATCAGTAGCAGAAGAATACGGGTATAATTCACGTCAAGCAGAAAAAGCTATGCAAGAAATGCGATATGACGCTAAAGTTATAGAAGCACAAAAGGCGGCAGATGAGGTCAAAGAAGCAGAAAAAAGAGTTAGTATTGGAGACTCTGGTGAATCTTATGACTCTTCATCAAAAGGTGCTGCGCTAGAATCTAGTGTACGAGGCTCTCCAACTCCGGGTGGTACGGGTAAAGGTAGACAGGATTACACTGGTGGAACACCTTCCTTCGGCGATGAAAGCCCCGGTGAAGATACTTCCGGTGGCGGTTCTACAAGCGATGGTGCAGGAAACGAAGAAGGTTCTGTAGGTGATGGCTACGGTGGTGGCGATTACAAAGGTGCATACGTTGGTGAAAAGTATATAGAAAATAAAGCTAAACGAATGACAAAACAGATGAAGCGAAGTGGACTAGCTTCTAAATAATAAGTCCACATAAACTGGCTACTCACTCCCCATCCCCGACAGGTTGGCTACGGTGGCCCCAGTAAGGATACTGAAATGAACGATACAATACTAGCAGAAGAAATGCAAACACCTAAGAAGGTTGCATTTGTAGACAAACCCTACTCACAAGAAGAGCGTAGGAAACGTGATGAAGAAGAACTGGAACAGCTACTAAAAGAACAAGCTGGTGAAGGTGAAGAAACAAAAGAAGAAGAAGTAGAGGCAGAGCCTACTAACGCAGAAGAGAAGACATTTAAAAAGCGTTACTCTGACCTACGTAGACATCAGCAGAAACAAGCTGAAGAGTTTAAAACAGAACTAGCTGCACTCAAGACGCAACTAGAACAAGCTACTAAGAAAGAAATGAAACTGCCTAAGTCAGATGAAGACATTGAGCAGTGGGCATCAGACTATCCAGACGTTGCCGCAATTGTAGAAACAATCGCTATGAAGAAAGCAGCAGAGCAATCTTCTGCACTTGAAGAGCGAATGAAAGCAATTGATGAATTACAAAATAGTGCCTCAAAAGAAAAGGCTGAAGCAGCGTTGATGCAACTTCACCCAGACTTTGATGAAATTCGTGATAGTGATGACTTCCACGAATGGGCAGACGAACAACCTAAATGGGTGCAGGACGCACTTTACGAGAATGATAATGACGCACGTTCAGCCGCAAGAGCAATTGACCTCTATAAAGCAGATAGAGGTATCAGCAAAGAAACTAAGAGCAAGAGTGGTAAGGATGCTGCTAAAGCGGTTGGAACGAAGAATAGTAGGTCTAAGCCGCAGAGTGACGAGTCTGTTACCTACCTAAAAGAGTCACAAGTACAGAAGATGTCTCCTCAAGAATATGAGAAGAACTCTGACGAAATTATGGAAGCTATCCGTTCAGGAAAGTTTATCTATGATATTTCTGGTTCTGCCAGATAAATAATGCTTGACAGATAGTTATTTTTAAGTATAACTATAGTCAGTATCGGTGTAGGCATTCAGCGCAGTCTGTCTACACCAAACCGCAAACATAACAATAGTCTACGGATTACCTAATAAGCATGGCCTGTTGAACAGTAGGGCGGCCACCTTACTACGATACACACCCAAGTGAATTAGCCTCTGAATATCTTTGTATAGTTTGCATCTGTCCCAAAAAAGCTAACTAACAGGAGTTGAAAAATGGCTTTTACTTCAGCTGCTGGCTACGGAAACCTGCCTAACGGCAATTTCTCGCCAGTCATTTACTCCAAACAGGTGCAACTTGCTTTCCGCAAGGCCGCTGTTTGTGAGGCAATCACTAATTCTGATTACTTCGGTGAAATCGCCGCAATGGGTGATTCAGTTAAAATCATCAAGGAACCAGAAATCACAGTTAAGGCATATGAGCGTGGCACAACAATCACGCCTCAAGACCTTGATGACGAAGATTTTTCATTGACCATCGACAAAGCAAACTACTTTGCATTTAAAGTTGATGACATTGAAGAAGCACACTCACACGTTAACTTCCAGTCTCTAGCATCTGACCGTGCTGCATACCGCCTAGCTGACCAGTTTGACCAAGATGTTCTTGGCTACTTGGCTGGTTACAAGCAGTCTGCAATCGGTTCTGTTGGTGATACAGTTAACGATGTAGTCAATGGCACAAACGCTGTTGGTTCTACAACTGACGAACTACTTGCATCAATGAAGTTGGACGCATCTGACTTTAACGGTGGTTCAGGTGGTGACGCAATTGCAATCCTTCCACGTACTGGTTCAGGTGCTGCACCTACAGACGCTGGTGATGCAAACCCACTTCAGGTCATTGCTCGTATGTCTCGTCTGCTAGACCAGCAGAATGTTGACACACAGGGCCGTTGGCTTGTTCTTGACCCAGTGTTCATTGAAGTACTGAAAGACGAAGATTCTCGTCTGTTCAACACTGACTTCGGTGGTTCAGGTCTAATGAATGGCGTTGTTTCAAACAACATTCATGGGTTCACTGTGTACACCTCTAACAACCTACCACAGGTTGGTTCTGGTTCTTCCTTCGCAGGAGCAAACAGTTCAACTAACTTTGGTGTGATTGTTGCAGGTCACTCATCTGCTGTTGCAACTGCAGAGCAGATTAACAAAACAGAAACATACCGTGACCCTGACAGCTTTGCTGACATTGTTCGTGGGATGCATTTGTACGGTCGCAAGATACTTCGTCCTGAAGCACTTGTTAACGCCGCTTACCACTTAGCATAGGGGAGAATAAAAAATGGCTAACATTACTGCACAACTTCACCCCGCATCGGGTAACTCACAGCGTGGACGTAACCCGTAC